TGAGAAGAACTACCTAGAGTTCGCAACCAGGGTGCTCATATACCAGGCCGTTGCTTGCGAGGAGCCCACGCTGAGCGTGAGCGACATCCGAGAACACATCGGCCTTTGGACAAACGCATCGAACGATTCTCGCTCTAAGTTCATGCGCCGCATGGAGGAGATTGTTGAGGGCAACGAAGCCAGGAAGGCAGAGGAGGAAGCATGAGCGATAGCAAACACACACCCGGCCCGTGGGGTGTCGAGTGGCAGCACCCCTGCTACTGGATCATCCGCGACGAGTCTGGCAGTGGCGTACACCTACCGCCAGGAAGCGCAATCGACGACCCCAACAGGCTGCTCATCGAACGTGCGCCTGAGACAAAGAGGCAGCGGGATGAGCTGTTGTCTGCGTGTAAGGCATCCCTTAATGCCATCTCTTCGCTGAACAGAGCCTTTGAGACGGGATATGGGCCAGAAGACGAGGCTGCTTATGTCCGCTCTGCAATCGACCAAATCCATGAAGCCATAAACAACACAACGAAGGAGGAAGCATGAGTAACTACAGGCACAACGAGAACCCACCCGTTCCTTTTCATGCGCTAGACAGCGGGCTTGCCTCCTCAATGCACCTTGAGGTCAGAGCCCTGTACGGTCTGCTGCTTGATGCAGCCGACTCTCTCGGCATAGCCATAGAGGATACGGAGCAGGCTATTGACTACCGGATTCAAGAAGCAGCGAAGAGGGATGAGGAAGCATGAGCAAGGCTTGGTGCGGTACGTGCGCTACTGGCGACCACGAGTATGTAAACAAAGACGGCTGCTCCTGGGACGTAACAGTCGCTACAAACACGGGCAGCATCTACGAGGTCGGAGTGCTTCTTCTTGCTGGCTCAACCTTTAAGGAGGCTATAGAGGAGGCGCTTGATATTGCTGAAGACGATCCAGAGGCAAGGCTCGTCACCATAATCGCGAAGAGGGGAGAACGGTGATGACCCTATCTCGCTACAAGATTTCGTTCTTAGTCCGAAAGCCAGGAGGCACGTACACGTTTGGTCCGCACGATGGAGGTGAGGTTGTCTCGCATAGTCGTCACGAAGCGATTGAGGTTCTGAGGAAAGACTTAGCATCCGAAGGGTGGGAGATTGAGCGACCCCTGGCTGTTATAGAAACACCACTACTAGAGGGAAAAGATGGAACAGATTAACGAAGACGTTTTAGCGAGCCTTGCTTATGCACAGGACGATTTTTGGGACAGGGACGTTGAGCTTTTCAACGAGGGATCACTCGCGGTTCCACTTGCCTACCTTATGCTGGCGTGGAATGGCGCTATTGAATCGGAGCCGGTTGACCTTGGGGATTCCCCAGACAAGTGGCCCTTTGAGATAACGAAGGCCATGCGAGGGCGTGGGCTCTTCGGGTCGGTTGCGGCTATCACAACCGTAGCTATGGGCACCATGCTCACCATCACGCCAAACGAAGAGGGGGCAAAGACGATGATGTCTGTGGCTAACGGTGTGCCGCCTTCAGCTATCCCAGGCTCACGGGATCACTTGATCTCGCACATGAAGGTTATGGCTGGAGATTCGGAGAGAGTCCTTGGTGCGCCCCTGCTTGACGACGGGGCCCTGGGCGAGCGCGTGGACAGCGGGTACACGGACATCGTACAGCGCAATTAAACGGTGTCGATTTCGGTTGACATCCGGCGAACGACAATGGTACTATTGATTGTGTCGGCCAATCCCTGGTCGGCTTTGAACAACGAGACACGGAGGAAACATGAGTAGTGGTATTGAATCAGAACTGAGCGACTGTGAGACAAACATAAGGGAGGCGCAGGACTACCTGATTGAAGCGAGGAGCGCCCTTGGCAGGGCCTATCAGGAGGTCGAAGAAAACACCTACGCGATAGAGCAGTGGGGAGAGCTTGAAAGCGAAGGGTACTCCGAAGCGTGCGACATCATCCAACACGCAAGCGTTGGAGCGCGTCTTGCGGAGAATGGATACGAAGAGCCAGACGAGATAGTGGAGGCGATTGAGCGTTTCAGTGGCCTCGCAGACGTATTCGCAGACCACCCGCTTACCGCAGACATCGCTGAAATGTGCTCAGACTCTAACGGTGTTAGGGAGGTTCTAGACATCCTAAGTAGGCGCGTGAACAAGGGTGCCTCTAACGCTGACGCTGTAGTTGCTGCAATCCGCCTGCTTGTGGAGGCTCTTGCTGATGCAGGCATACAAGCCGGGACAGTTTCTGACCCGCCTTCGTTTGATAATGGCTCGTCTGTCGTGGTGACGGATGAGCAAGACAACAACCAACCAACCACTAACTAAGGAGCAATCATGTCACACGAAGTTGAAACAATGATGTACGCAGGAGCTACGCCCTGGCACGGACTCGGCACCTATGTCGGGGACGAACCACTAACCTCAGAGGATGCAATCATCCAGGCTGGCCTTGATTGGACAGTAAGCAAGCGTGAACTGTTTGCGTTTAACGAGTCCAGCGGAGCCATTCCAGTAGAAGCACACTCGGCAATCGTGCGAGACACGGACGACAAGGTGCTTGGCGTAGTCGGAAAGAACTACACGCCAATCCAGAACCTCGATGCCTTCGGGTTCATGGACTCGCTGGTCGATGAAAGCCTCATGCGCTACCACACGGCTGGCTCGCTTAGCGGGGGTCGCAGGGTATGGATGTTGGGCAAGGTGGGTAGCTCTGAGATCGTTCCTAACGACCACGTTGATCACTACCTGTTCCTTTACAACGGCTTCGATGGGAAGACCTCCCTGCGTTGCCTGTGGACTGACGTTCGTGTGGTCTGCGCTAACACAGCGAGGGCTGCCCTTGTGCGTGGCGAGAAGACTGGCGTGAGTGTCCGTCACACTCGCAACGCTATGGACAACATGAGAGAGGCTCAGAAGGTACTGGGCCTTGCGAGGGAGGCTTTCGACGATAGCGCCAACTTCATGCGCCAACTGGCAGACACGCCCATGCCCACTACCGACTGGGTGGATTTCTGTATTGCCCTTGTGCCTGAACCGGCAACGGATGAAGACGGTGAGATCAGCAAGCGAGCCAGGACAAGAGTAGACAACCGACGCAGAGACCTGACTGGCCTCTTCGTTGGCGGGACTGGGACTAACATCCCCGGTGTCGGCGGGACTGCCTGGGCTGCTTACAACGCTCTCACTGAGTACGCATCGTTCCACCGCACAACTCGCGGCTCTCAGGACAAGCGCTTTGAGTCGCTGCTCCTGGGTACTGGAAACGATTTCATCCAGCGAGGCACCGACATTCTGCGAGAGATCGCGGCATAACTTTTGGAGGTTGACCCCCTGCGCCATCGCTGATATTGTCAGCGGTGCCGTGGGGGGCTCCAAGGAAAGGATTGACCGTGGATATCACAGAATTCGTAGCGTTATACAAAGAGGGCGAGAGCCTTGATTCCCTTGCGAAAAAGGCAGGCGTTTCAAGGACAACACTAACGAAGAGACTGAGGGACCACACAGCAATCAGAAAGCAAGGACACGCTAGGCCAAAGCTAAAGGTGCTAGGCCCAGAGTGGGGTGATCTAGGCTTAATCCCTGACACAATCATGGCAGAGCGTCTTGGGTGCAGCAGGCAGAACATCTCAAAGGTCCGAAAGGCAAGGGGCATCCCATCATTCAGAGAAACGGTACACAGAAATGCAAGAGCTAATCACGCAGTCAGAACTGACGACGTTTAGTAGGTGCGAACATCGTCACGACCTCCGATACAACAAGCGGCTCACTCCGTTTGAAGAGCACCCTGCACTAAGCATGGGAAGCGCCTTCCATGCAGGGATAGAAGCTGGCTCTGTCGATGCTGCGCTTGAGGTTCTTCGTGGTGGAGAGCCTGTCTGGGACAGGTTTGAGGAAGACGCCGTAAGGATAAGGGAGGCCATCGTTACTGCGATGGTTGAGGGTGCACTAAGGCACTGGACCAACTGGCCCAAGCAGCATGAGGTCCAGTTTGAGGTAGCCCTTAGGCACCCAGACACGGGCAACGCCAGCAAGCGGCACAGGCTCAGCGGAGTCTTCGACGGTGTCTGGGATGGTGACCATCCAGACTACCCAGGAGAGGTGATCCTTGGTGAGTGGAAGACAGCCTCAATGGTCAACCGCGACTACATGGAGAGGCTTGAGATTGACTTTCAGGTCAGCACCTACAACTGGGCAGGGAGCATCAAGTACAGCGCCCCGATAAGAAAGACAGACTATCGAATCGTTAAGAAACCAACCATCAGACAACGAAAGGGAGAGACCGTAGAAGAGTTCGCAGAGCGGGTGCGAGCGGACTACATAGACAGACCGGAGCATTACTTCTTTCAGACAATCGTTAGAAGGACAGACGAACAGCTTGAGCGCTGGCAAAGACAGGCATGGGCTATTCACTCACGGATGCTTCAGATTAAGAACGAACAACTGCCAGCAATCCAAAACACAAATAGCTGTCTGGGGCGTGGACGCTGCCCATACTTCGACCTTTGCGTTGGAGCAGTGGGTGAGGATGCGTTCAGAAAGCTGGACACAAAACACAGAGAATTAAGGAGCAACACAAATGGCAATCCTTCCTGATAAGCCGTCGCCGCCTAGCGCGAGGATGGCGGACTACTCATGGCACTTTTACGGGGAACCTGGCGTTGGAAAGACGACGCTTGGCAACCAGTTTCCAAGTCCTGTTTTCATCTCAACTGAGCCTGGTACTTCAGCCATGCTTGCGGCGTCTGTCCCTGTCAACAACTGGCAGGACATGAAGCTCGTCATTGGTGCGCTCAAAGAAGAGAAGCACAACTACAAGACGGTCGTTCTCGACACCGTGGATATTGCTTACAACCTGTGCGCTACCCACGTATGCGATTCAAACGGTTGGGTCGATGTCGCTGATGGTGACTGGGGTCGCGGCTGGCGAGCCGTTGACAGAGAGTGGACGAACATGATCTCACAACTTCGCGGTCTTCCCATGTGTACGATCTTCATCGGGCATGAGAAGCGTGAGGAAATCATGGAGCGTCTTGGCTCCAGGGACGTTGCAACAGGGAGGCACCGGGTAAGCACGGCCCTTCCTCGCAGCGCAAGAGCAACGCTTCACTCCGCTATGGACTTCATCCTGCGGTGCGAAATGACAGAAGACAATCAGCGGCTGCTTAGAACGCAGCCTGTAGAGAACAAGCGCGAGCGCATTGAGGCAAAGGCTCGTGGACAAGAGGGGGCGATGCTTCCAGAAACTCTGGGCATGACGTTCAAGGACCTCCGTAACGCCTTCAAGGACAGCTTTAGCAAGGAGAACAAGTAATGGGATCAATCAAGGATATGTTTGACAGCGTGGACGCAGACGAGGATTCCGGTGGGAGTCGTCGTGACATGGACCACATCAAGGACGGCACGTACAAGGCTTCTGTAACGGACTTCAGCGTCTTCAGCGACGAGAAGGGAGACTTCTACGTTAGCTGGTGGTTTGAAGTCACAGACGGCGCTGCTGCTGGCGCTCAGTTGCAGAGCTTCTCGTCTGTTAGTCCTTACTCGGTCAAGTTCATTAAGCGCAGCATCAGTCGAGTGATTGGCAAGACGCCTAGTTGGGAAGAACTGTACGACGAAGAGAGCGGTAGGACTGGCGTTGTCCGTGGTCTTGTCGTTGGCAGGGAGGTCCAGATCACCCAGAAGACCAAGAACAGCAAGGGCAAGGACTACGTGAATGTCTACGTGGACAAGGTGATTAACAGCGCACCAGCGAAGGAGGCAGCGCCAGCGGAGCCTGAAGCCGAAAGCAAGGAGGACGACGACGAGGTTGACGTTGACGACCTGTTCTGATTACGCGCCCCACTCCAACTTAGGCCCGTAGTCTGGGGGCGCAGGCGGTTACCCGCTTATGTAAAGGATTCAGGTCTATACCTGCCGGTGGTGGAGAACGGAGCCCTGCTTGGAAGGGACTCAAACCGGCACTTAACCTTCAACCAACGGAGAAAACATGAGCAAGAAAACGAGGCGAGCTACTGGAAAAACAAGACAAAAGAACCTGCGCCAACTTTCTAGGCGCGCTGGTGATGGAGGCCCGAAGTACAGAGAGAGCGTGGTTGGCCCTGGGCCTAACACTGGGGGCGTTGGTCACCAGCGGATACTCGGTACAGGCACTGGCCTAAACGTAAGCGCAGAGCCATACGTTGGGCGCGGAGAGTCAGAGGAAACGGTCGCCCTGTACCTGGCTGTGGTTGAAACCATGTACGCCTGCATGAAGAACCCGTCGCCAACGAAGGACGAAGACACCTTCTCGTTCGGCGGCAGGATGCAGACCGACAAGGACCAAAGGGATTTCTCAAGGTATCTGTGGATGCTCCTGAAGAGGTCGAAGCTCATCTCCATCCCTCCGATTATGTACGGGCAGCTACACCACAAGTGGGATAGGCAGATGTGCGAAGAGGTTGGCTATACGTGGAGACCCCCTCAGTACAAGGGGAAGATGGCACCAGAGAACGAAGCTTTGGCACTAATGGCGCACACCAAGGAAAGGACTAGCTCTCTCCCCTTCCCAGAGAACCTCCCGTTCGACGTTGTTTACTTTGCTTACGGGTCTATGGGTGCGCCGATAAGCGCGTTCATGGTTGCGACCAAGTGCGACCCAAAAACAGCACAGAGGATGCGCCAGGTAAGGCTGCTAGGGACCTTGATTACTGACCTTGGAACCTGCGTTGATTTCTTTATCGGAGTTGATACGCAGTCAGCCAACCCAAACGTTCCGACTATCTTCAATTCTTTCCACCGAGGAACGCTTGCTCCAGGCATGGGCGCGTCAGGCGGAGGATGGCTTGGCCCGCATGGAGAGGGAACCTTCGACCTTCTCCCGTTCATAATCAACGACCTCGTAGACCACGTAAACAGTTTCGTTGTCCTGTCTACATCAAGCTTCCCAAAGGACGCCAAGAAGACTTGGCGCAAGAACAGGAAGAAGCTAGGCGTCTCAAAGGGAGAGCCACCACCCCCCTACTACCCGTACATCCTCAAGTCATCAACGCACTCAGAGGACAAGAGCGACTTTCCAAGGCCAAGAGAGCCCATGTCATACAGGACAGACGTTAGAGGCCACAGGAGGCTTCTGGTGCGACGAGGGCCGCGACCTATGGAGCCTCGCAAGTGGGAGTATTTCGTGAAGAACAGATTCAAAATCTACATAGACGACAGCCCACCAAGAGACCTGCTCGACAGGATGCGGGCGAAGGGTCATGTATCCAAGCGCAAGGAAGAGTGGATGGCTGTTAAGGAGGTCTGGATTGAGCCTCACATGAACAACAACAACAGAGAGCTTCCTTACAGGCCGAAGCTCACGATTGCTCCAGAGAGGAAGTCTGGATAATGGGACGCAGGCCGCAGTCGATACGCTGGAACGGACACGTTTACCCAACAGTAGGGTGGGCTATAGGGGACGCTCTCCTCCTGTACCCGCGCATGAATGACCAAGACCTTGCAGCACTCTTAGATGTAACAGTCGCACGCATCCAATACTGGAGAACCAGGGCAGGCATACCTCCAGCTAACAAAAGGCGAGGCTCGTATTACAGGAAATAGAAGAGCGCCAGCGACGAGGGGGTGCGCTGACGCTCTTCAAGACGCAGCCTTAAGCCGGGGAGGGCGCTTAGCTGCGGGCGATTACGTGTTCTCTGATGCGAATATACCCATGTTTACAGCGGCAAGCGATGCAACACCCGTGGGTGTGGTTGACTGGGCGATTGTAACCGCATCCCCGAATACAAAATTATTGTCTATATGAACAACAATGTGGCTTGCTGCTGTGACTCTAATAATTACGTGGGGTGCTCCCCAGTCAACGGAGCTTTCGTTCCACATGGCGTAGAAGGCTTGGCTTGCGGATGAGTTATCAAGATCAACAACGTGGACAACAGACGGCATCCCTAGAACGTCAACTTGGCCCACATGATCAAGGTCAAGCGCCCTAAGAATAGTTGTTTCTAGGTCTGTTGCTTGCGGTGAGGATGTCGTCGCCATGCTGCTTCTCCTACGTGGCCAGCATTATGTTGGCTGTTATCGTGTGGGTTGGGGCCGGATCAACAGCAGTAAGGTCTGGTGTTGTCAGGAACGCGCCACAAAGGGTAACGCCTTGGAGCGTGAGCGGAGGGTTAAGCGTGTACTGAAGCTTGGCCCCAAGCGGTGCCTTGAACACGAAGTCTAAGTTGTTTAGGTCGGCAAGCGTGGCAGGAACAGCAGTCCAAAGTCGAAGGTATGCGTCCGTTGTTCCGTTACCGGTGTTGTCTATTTCCACAGCCACCAGCTTTCCCCCTGCAACTGCGGACAGAACCGTGTGTGTCAGCGGAACACCCTTACCTGGGTAAAGCTGTGAGAACTTAACAAGCCGATCTCCAACCGGACTAACCAATGCCTGTGTGTACGCCATCTTGCTACTCCATCCTTAACGGTAACACTTGGTTAGCTGGAAGCCCTTGCCTCTAGCCGAGAGATTCTACGCTGGATCCTCTTACGCACAGCAGGGACCATCTTCGGGCCACGCTCAGCAAGCCTGCTCTTGAGCCTGTCTAGCTTTGCGCCCCTAAGCTTGTCCTTGCGCGCTATAGCTCTCCAGATCCCTATAGCCGCCAAGGAAATAAAGAACGTGATAATCCCATCCAGAGCTTCAGCGAGGGGGTCGTTAAGCTGAACAAGCTTGTCCAGCCTGTAGCTAAGCTCTCCTGCGTACTGTAGGTCTGCCTCAAAGGTAGACATGCTCTCGCACTCTTCGGACAGGTCGCTGACAACAGACGCAAGCATCTCCATGACAGGCCCTGCATGAGCCTCAAGGACGACGGCTGCTTGCTTCTTATGGGCAAGCCTTCGGCTTCTGCTACTCATCAGACTCAGACGCCGCCTTTACTGCGCTCGCATCTACCCACCCCTGAGACACGCAATAGCCGATAACGGCTGTAACAGAGAGGGTGATCGCATCGTGCAAGCTTACATCGTCACTCAGGTACGAGCAGATAACCGGAGCGACTGCCGCCAGTAGGGACAAGATCAGCTTGCGACTCTTTAGCTTTGTGGGAACTGCGGGGAGGTTCATCGTTATTCCTTTGGAACTGCTGGCAGGTTAGAGAATGGAGCGCTGTCGTCGTCGCCTGAGTCATCGTCGTTTGCTGGCTCTTCGCCTTCGATGGTGCCCTCTGTAGGCTCTGGTACCCAAAGCTGAAAGGTAAAGATGGCGACAAGGACGGCAAGGATGCCAGCTACCGTCATGGATTGATTAGCTCTGCGTGTCATGATTTCAACTCGTAGTGGGGTAAATCCATGAAATTTTGGTCACGCAATCCATCGGGCTTCGTCCAAACATCGTTTGACCAGTCTCCGCCCCAACGGGTTCGGTCGACCATTCCAATCTGGGAGGCTACACCAAAAACGAATCCTGCAAAGTGTCTCATTCGCTCCTGGCCCCTTCGGTTCCACTCAATGGGGTATGGGACAACGTCTACAGCCATTGATAGTGGCGTCGCAAGGTGCTTGCT